GGGAACTCTCGAAGTTGATTGACTATGCTAACGGATTCCACAGGGCGCAGGAGTGCGGACTCATCAAAGGCGATTCGGAGATAGACGAATGAAAAAGCTGAAAACAATTACGAGTAGGGAAGCACTAAAACTTGCGATGCTGGTGGGCATCATCATAGCGATTGCAATTCCGCTTTGTACGGGCGTGATAAACGGGTTGTGCTTCCTGTGGACTGCACCGCTGATAATACTAGCTGATGATGGAGCTCTGGAAGACTGGGCTAAGAAGAAATTGGAGGAATAGAAAAAGGCAGATGATACATCAACTTAACATCTACGGAGAGGACAAGGTGCAGATTGCTGTCAAACGCTTGAAAGCTTTTGAGCCACCCGAAGGATATTATCTCTGTTTCTCCGGAGGGAAGGACTCAAGCGTGATAAAGGCACTTGCCGACATGGCGGGCGTTAAGTATGACGCGCACTACAACAACACCGGCATAGACCCGCCGGAGGCTGTTAGGTTCATTAAGCGACATCACCCAAATGTCAAATTCGAAACGCCGAAAGACGAGTGCGGAAATAGAATCACGATGTGGAACCTGATCCCGAAAAAAGCAATGCCCCCGACGAGAATTGTACGTTACTGTTGCTCCGAACTAAAAGAAACTGGCGGGCGGGGTCGTTTCGTCATTACGGGGGTTAGGTGGGCGGAGAGCGTACGCCGAAAAAATAAGCGGCATTTGGCTGAGGAGCAAAGCAGAACTAAACAAACAATGTCAACGGATAACATAGACGATGCGCCAATGTTTAAATTTTGCTATGCGAACCGGAAAAGAATCTTGAACCCTATCATTGACTGGACGGACGGCGATGTTTGGGAGTTTATACATGAATTCAAAATCCCGTACTGTGAACTTTACGACAAGGGGTTTAAGAGAATCGGTTGCATTGGTTGCCCGATGTCATCACGACAAGAATCGGTGCTTGAGATCTATCCGAGATATAAAGCCCTGTATCTAAAAGCCTTTGAAGAAATGTTAAAAACAAGGCAGGAGAAGGGGCTAAAAACGGTTTGGCAAACGCCGGAAGAAGTGATGGACTGGTGGCTTCACGGTTCAGATAAGAACGAAGGTTCGCAGATAAAACTGGAGGAGATGGAAAGCAATGAGTGAATTTAGATGGATTCCTTGTGTTTGGAGAGAGTCTAAAGGCATTGAAGAGGACGGATTCCCCGAAGGGGAGATGATAGCATGCTGTGACATGCCAATGCCCGGTGACGAGATACTGACTTCATCAAATGGATTTGTTGGGGCGGACATTGCTGCAGAGGACGACGAAGGTTATTACCTGGAGAGCGGACTTGAATGGCAGGACGTCGATGCATGGATGCCAATGCCAGAGCCATACAGGGAAGAAAGGACAGAAGAATGAGCGATACAATCAGAAGACAGGCGGCGATTGATGCGCTGAGATATGCCCAACACCGATTTACTGTTGCGGATGAAGCGGGTGGAATGGGAACGGTCAAATGGAGCGAGGATGTTATTTATTTTGCGGCGGCTGAGAGAGTGCTTGCAGAGTTGCCATCCGCAGACAGACCGCAAGGGGAGTGGATAGAACAAGAAGATGATTACCACCACTATTGGGAATGTTCTGAATGTGGTATGGGTGTCGGACTTGATGACATTAGAAACTATTGCCCTAATTGCGGAGCAAGGATGAAAGGAGCAGACGATGAATGATGACATAAGAACAGCCACGCTTCTGAAACTTGCAGACCACATGCAGAGCATCAACAAGACTCTGACAGAATTGAACAAAGAGGTCGAGGAAATGATGCAGGACATTATGAGAGACTTGCGAGAGGAGACGAAAGGAGCAGACGATGAGTGAAAAGATATACAGAGTGACACGAACCGATAACCCTATAGCGGACTGGGATTCCTATTGTGAGGACGAAGAACAAGAGCTTGAACGTAGAATCTGTTGCGATTCCTGTGATGAACATATAGCGGACAGTCGTTGCTATTTCATAGACGGATACTATTATTGCGATGATTGCATAATGGACGTGCTCAACGAGTACTACAAAGTGGAAACCCCATATAGAGAGGACGAATAGATGGAGACTCAAAACAAAAAGATTCTCAGATATATGCAAAAACACGGAAGCATAACAGCTCGTGAAGCAATGCTCTCAATGGAGATATACAGACTAGGAGCAAGAATTTGGGACTTGCGGCACGAAGGCTACGAAATTGTTTCCGCATTTGAAACAAGCAAAACCGGAAGACGTTATAAAAGATACATGTTGAAAGAGGTTGAAAATGAGCAAATTGATTAGCGATTACATTCCCATCAAAGGAGACGACGAGGTAACTGTATCCCTGGCCGAATATGAGGAGCTTCTTGTTGGCAAGGAAAACTGGCAAAACTTATGTCAGTACGTTCTAAGTGAATGCAGTTTGTCAACCAACCGTGAGGAACTTACGCTGCCTTACGCTTTTGGAGACGCAATGATTATGTTTATTCGTTTTCTGGAACCGCAATTGTTCAGGGAAACATTTAAACAAAAAAAGAATGCGATTTTTTAAATCAAGAGAGAGAGGTAATACATGGCAACAAGAAAGACAACAACAAAGGAAACAGCAGCTAAAAAGCGCACGAAGTCTGACGAGATAAACTCAGCAGGACTGAAGGAACGGACAGGACGTGACGACAATTTTTATCAGCTGATTTACGGGGCAGAAACCATTCTGATTATGAAGGGTGAATGGTGTGACCTTATTACTTCTGACATCCGCACAATGAGGAAAATGGACGAACTTTGCAGCTTGCACAACAAAACCTATCACGAAGTTGACAAGAAAACTGAAAAGGGAAGTCCTGTCGAAAAAACATACAAATTCCCTAGAGAGATTTTAACACTTCAATTCAGATAAACAAGGAGAGAGGTAAAGATAGATGGCAATTCCAGTATTGATAATTGGAAAATCAGGAAGCGGAAAGTCAACGTCACTCAGGAATTTCAAGCATGACGAACTTTGCCTTATAAATGTTTTGGATAAACCTCTGCCATTTAGAGGAAAGTTCGACCATACACTTGAATCCGATGACTACGGCAAAATCAAACACGGCATAGCTAAAACGGATAAAAACGCTGTCTGCATTGATGATGCAGGATTTCTGATAACTAATATGTTCATGAAGTTTCATAGCAGTACAGGCGGAGGGAACAGCGTTTTCACGCTTTACAATGACATTGCAGATCAGTTCTGGGGGCTTATAGAGTACATTAAGACCTTGGATAAAAACAAGATTGTCTACATCGTTATGCACGAAGATAAAAACGATATGGGCGACATAAAGCCAAAAACCATTGGCAAACTTCTTGATGAAAAAGTTTGTTTGGAAGGGCTTTTCACTATAGTAATTCGCTGTGTAACAGATTCATCTGGCAAGCACAAATTCCTTACAGAGACCGATGGGAAAGACGTCACAAAAGCCCCTATGGGGATGTTCGTTCCGGAAATGGACAATGACCTGAAAATCGTTGATGAAAAAATAAGAGAGTACTACAACCTTGCACCACTGACAAGCAAGGGAAAAGAGGAGAAGAAGAATGCTTAAACCAAAAGATTATGACGAAGTAGAACTGTTTAAAGGTCCGAAGAGCCTTCCGCCTGGAGGGTATGTTGTCCAGATTTACACAGCAGAGGAAATGAAAACAAAATACAATACTCCAATGCTGAAAATTACTTGGGACGTTTACGAGGGAGATTACAGGCGTTATATGCACGACAAGTGGGAGCGCAATAAGAAGTTCCGCCCAAACGCTGGATTTCCAGCAGATGGGACAGCTTACCTGCCAGTATTGAATCAGCTTTCAAACACAAGCAAGAGGTTCAAAGGCTTCATTGAGGCATGGAGAATCACCAATCAGAAAGATGTTGACTGGGATGCAGCCGATTTTGGAAGACAGTTCCTGGACACTCTGGTTGGAGTGATTGTAAGACGCAAGGAAGAAGAATTTAAGGGCAAGCGTTTCTGGAGAATAGACCCGTACTATTTCTGCTCAGCAGAAACAATTCGGTGTGGCGATTTTGAAATTCCAGAAGATCAGCCTATGCAGTTGTCTTATAGCCGGGACAGTATTTCGTATAGTCATGAAGGTTTTGATTACGCCGGCACTGAGGATGACATCCCGTTTTAATTGATATAGACTTTGTGACCTGCCTTTTATGTGGAGCGTCAAACATTTGTTCATCTAGCCATCTGATAGACAAACCTCCTAAAAATAGACCTATAGCCATTCTTTCTATGCACAGCACCACGCAAGGCAGGTCACGAGTTTATATATATGAACACCAAATATGATTGACACACACACAAACAAACAAGCACAAGAGAATCATGCTATTGATTTGATAGTCAGCTACATGAACTCAAAGTGCGGAACGAAGTATAAAAGCGATAACGCAGAAACCCGACATTTAATACGGGCGAGGCTTGCTGAAAAGTATTCTATAGAGGACTTCCAAACAGTTATTGATAAAAAGGTTCTGGATTGGAAAAATTCTGAGTACGCAAAATACCTGAGACCGCAAACGTTATTCGGGAAAAACTTTGACACGTATCTCAATCAGCCTTCTACAGGTAATGCGACTAGCAGTGATGAAGTATCTCAATGGGTGGCTGCTAGTTCAGAAGTAGCTGTCGAAGGGAAAACAAGCCGAGCAGAGTTTGCAGTATTCATTCGTGCAGTAAACGCTTTTTTCCAAAAGGATACACCGTTCAAAAACAGTTACGCTTGTGAAGTTTGGTTCAGAGCATTGAAGGACATCCCATTCAAAACATTGAACACCGCCCTAAGCATATGGGTTTGCAACAATAAGTGGAGTCCAACAATCGCTGATATTAGAGCAGAATCCATGAAGCTGTCAGGGAATAACACTCCAGATTGGGGAGAAGCCTGGTATACAGTTCAGAAAGCAATCAGAAAATACGGTTCATATCGAGGAAAAGAAGCTATCAAAGCACTAGAAAACACAGGGAATGAGGTGCTTGTGAAGACGGTAAAACGGCTAGGCTTTATAAACCTATGTACATCCGAAAATGTTGTTGCAGACAGGGCTAATTTTAGAAACGTTTATGAAATGCTGCAAAAGTCTGACAAGGAACTGAAAGCACTCACACCCAATATCAGAAACGCTATTGAGGAAATATCGAGAGAACAGAAGCTATTGGAGGAATAAATGATAATCGGAGAGGAAGAAAACCCACGTGAAGGGGAAGTGGCAGCATGGACGGTTGCTATCGGAAACCTTCCGTCAGGATTTGCCAGGAAGGCAGTGAAAACAGCAAAGGAAGTTCTCAATTATGCGAAGAACCGACCTGGATTTATAGGAATAAAGCCATGCTATCCATGTGGAACACTATTACTTTATGAAACAAAGGATAATGCTGAAATGGCTAGAAAAGCAATGGCGTCCCGTGGAATCCAAGTTGGCAACAACATTTGCAAGGTGTTTATTCCAAAGGAAGATATGTCCAAATGAAGGATTAGTCAATTATCAAATTAAACATGCGAGAAAGTGCGAGAAAGGGCGCACAGAAGCATTCTAACGGGAGAGGAGACTTTATGACCATCAATAACGGAAGGTTCACCATAAATACTGACGGTTTAGGAAACATCTGGATTTCAGAAACAATTAAAAGTGAAAAGTCTGGAAAAGTTTTTCACAAAAATTATGGCTATCACAAGTCAATTAAAGATTGCCTGAAAGCTTTTCACAGATACAGAACCCTTGGGTCAGATGCCCGGACTACAGAACAGGCTCTAAAGGCTATCTCTACTGCCTTTGACGAAGCACAGCGGACTCTTGACGCTTATGCAGATTCTTTTGTCAAAGCCAAGCAGGAAGCTGAGCCATTGGCAGACGAGGAAGAAGGTGCAGAGGAATGAGTAAAAAACAACCTGAGCCTATAAAGAAACCGCCGTGTACTAGGCATGGTGCATATGACTGTAGGACAAATTATGTTGGATATTGCACAGCTTTGAGCGATACAGATTTTGGAGAAAAACAATGTCCGTTCTATAAAACATCACAGCAGTATTACGGAGAACTTAATGAACTCAAAAACTATAAAAAGAATAAAAGGCTTCAAGCTAAATAAGTCTATCAATTCTTTCTTTGGCGGTAACCCAGCGACAACTTTCCGTTATAGATATGTTGACGGAGACGGTATTGTAACAATTTCTGCTGACAAGATAACCATAGAACTCAACGGAGAGACCTTTGGTGCAACATTGGAAGAAATGCAGAAAAAAGTAGGAGCAGACCAGCTGAAATTTTGGCTAGATCATGCGAAGAACGAGATAAACCGTCCAAAGCCTTACTATACTTGCGCTATTTGCGGAGCAGTTATTTTTGACCAGACACAGGTATACTGCGACAGATGCACGGAAGCCGGTTGGAAGATGGATAGAGCTAAACTTGAAAAGGCAACTCTTGGTGCCTATGAGGGGCTTGCGAAAGCAGTTCTTGCATCAATTGGGAACGATTACGATAAAGACCTGAAGAAGTCCGTAAAGGCTGTTCAGGAATTCCAAGTTGAAAAGGATAAATTCACATTAGCCTGCCGTAAATTTTACAACGCATTAAACGCCCTAAAAGCAACAGAACATTATTTCCGTACAGAAGATTTCGAGATACTTTCACTAGGGATGCTTGACCCCGACACCATAATTGGGCTTAAACGGGCAGAAGCGTTAGAAAAAGCGTTTAAGGAGTTATAACAATGATTTCAATTGATATGGACATGCCAAAGTCATGTGATACGTGCCAGTTCAGGTACCTGCGAGGAACCCTAGAAGCAGAAGGACCTGCCATTACATCTTTTTGCACCTTGAAATTAAAAGCAATCAAAGACGCTAATAAACGTGCGGACTTTTGCCCACTCTCGGAAGATGATCCAGTTAGGGCGGCTAAAACGATAAAAAATATTTGCCGGGGGTTTGGCGATTGTTTAGAGTGTCCGTTTTACATTGATGTATCTGTCTATCACTGTGGTTGTATGTTGATGGCATTGGTGCCTGACCACTGGATACTACCAAAGGAGGGCGAAAATGAAGAGTGAACATGTGGAATTAATAAAAGAACTTCTGCAACAGGAAATTGACAAGGACGTGAAGATGTTTAACGAAGCAGGAGAGGTTGATTGGAACTTCGGACGGTGGTATCTTGCATCGCAATTGCTAACTACCATAAAAATGTTGGAACAGAAAGAACACGCTGAGAAGCCTATGAAAAAAATCAACCTCAATCCGGTAGCAGAGGCAAAGGTAATAAAAGACTATTGTTCCGGGGTAATTTGTTTCGGTTGCGTATTTGATTCAGATGAAGGGTGCGTTCTGAATGAGGTAGATTCCATTCCGTCGGAATGGAATCTACCAGAGGAGAAGGAGGGCGAGGAATCATTATGAGTGAGGTGTTAGTTTGTGACCGTGGAGAATGGCAGGAACAAGAAGAATATGACACGTGGGACTTTGAAGATTATTGTTCTGAGTG